CTCTACTTCATCGTGTCGTCTATTATGTAAATCAAGTTTTTTCACTTGCCATTTTCCCTTGCCATTTTCTATTACTATGAATATATTACGAGAGTTAGAGGCCTTGCTGTGAATATAACGTGTGTAAGAGGCCTTGCTGTGAATATAACGTGTGTAGAAGTTGAACCCATTCAAATCTTCCAAGCCTGGAATGTAACGTGAGTGTGAGAGTTAGAGGCTGAATCCTTGAAAATCTTTTGATTTTTAAGGTTCTCTCTATTCACGGTGTCACGCGTATTCTCATCGGTTGTTGTTTTTTTGTTGGTGTCACGCGTGGTCATTGTGATGCGTTTTTTCTTGTGTGTATTCCTTCATTGTAATATATAGGTTATAGGCAATAAAAAAGGGAACTTATTAGAGTTCCCCGTTTTCATTTATTTAATACTTTTTAAGTTTACTGGTTGGTTTCCAAAATCCATTTTTATTTTCAACGTAATCATCACTAATCAATAAGTTTAAAAATGATGCTGCTCCAAATGTTACACCAGCATATGCCCTAAACTGTTCTCTATATTTTTTATCCATTTGTTTAATGAACTTTCCTTCACTACCACTTGGGTCAATAAAATCTGCATCTGATTTCTTGCCGGTCATGATTAAATTGAGCAGATCCGGATTGATCAATCTTTACATTTCCCTTTGATATTGTTTACCAAAAAATCGTTCATAATTTTCTTGTAATATATGTTTTTTTGTCATTTTAATCTCCTATCTCTTAAATCTTTTGTAAAACTCTGAAAATTCATATTTTGATTTTGGTTCTTTTTCCACTTCACTAATTCTACGAAACTGTTTTCCATCAATCATAAGTGTTTCTTGGTTTAATTCATTACCAGTTCTGGGGGATTTGGCACCAACTACCTTCTCCATGCGTCCGAGTTCTCTCCTACTTTTTCTAAATTCTTCTCTATCATCATCAACAATTGATTGAATCCTTGATATTTCTTCTTCATCACCCGTTTCTTTTGCATCGTCCAACTCCCCCTTTGAAAAAGTAAGGTTTTCTTCGGCGGTATCATAATCATCTTCAATTTTTTCCTGATTAGCAGTATAATATGTTTTACGAGATGCAACGAATTCTTTTCTATCACCATCAACAATTGATTGAATCCTTGATATTTCTTCTTCATCGCCCATTGCTTTTGCATCGTCCAACTCCCCCTTTGAAAAAGTAAGGTTTTCTCCAGCAGTAGCATAATCATCTTTAATTTTTTGTGGGTCTAATTTTTCTTCACCACTTGGTCCTTCACCACTCGGTTCTTCACCACCATCATCATCATCAGCTTGTTGTGCTTGTTTTGAACCTGGATGGGCTTTTATATATTGTGCCTGTGCTGATGCATCCATATCATCCCACCAATCTTCTTGTAATTTACTTTCTTGATGTTGTTTCATTACATCTTCAAGTGTTGGAAGTGGATCACCAAATTTTCTTTTTGTGAATCCAGGTGTACTTTCGTTTATTAATTTTTTTAATTTTATCACATTACTTCTCCGTTTTCATAAAATCATATTCTTGATTTTTAAAAATTTGTTCAAATTCATCTACATAATCTTTTGCTAACATAATTCTTTGTCTCTTTGGAAATATGTCTCTATCGTTTCCACCGAACTCTTTAACATACTTCTTAGCTCCATCATTGACAAGATATACAAATCCTTTCATGGCTAATGATGAATTATACTTTCCCTTTTGTTTCTTTTTAGATAAATTCTTTAATATTGGAATATATGTACCATTATATAAACGAGAATCATTATCAATGTAGAGTTTTAATTCTTCCATTTCACCAGAAAGACTGCGTTCAGTTAATAGTTGAATTTCTTCTTTGATTATTTCTCTTAATTGTGTTTTGGTTATTTTCATTTTATTTGTTCCTATATACCATCGACATTAAATTTTATACCACTTCCTTTTAGGGCTTTATAAATTTTATCGGCTACACTTTTATCAATATAACCACTAAAATCAAAAAAAGTTGAAGTTTTTTCATATTTAACATTTGGAAACTGTTTCTTTAATAGTGATGATATTTTTATACTTTGTATAGAATTTTTAGCATCAATAGCAAAATTTGAATTATTTTCTATAAGATAAATTTCTTCTCTAATTATTTCTTTTAATTGTGCTTTAGTTAATTCCAATAATGTCTTCATTTCATTTTCCCTATTATTTTAGTCAGCCGAGATATCATATCCAACATCCCAGGTACAGATCTATAGTATTTTTCAGCCCATCCTTCTACTTTACCTTTATATTTAGTTGCATTGAAAATCTCATTTCTCAACGTATTCAACCCATCAACTAACATCTTAGGTGCATCATCGGGATCTATATAAGCTTCAGTTACTTCTTCTTTGATTATTTGTCTTAATTGTGTTTTAGTTATTTTCATTTTGATTTCCCCATCATTATTTCATGTCTTAACTTTTCAAGTTTCTTAATCCACTTATTTAGTGAATCAATCATATAATTCTTATTTATATCTTTGTTTTGTATTTCGGTGTGCCATCGTTTTAATAAAGTAGAAATACTAAACAAAGAGTCCAAATAGGACTTTTTATTTTCTGTAAAGGGCATTTTAGGCCTTAATACAGTTTCCCAATTTTATTGGATAATTTCACCAATTTTTCACTAATCTTGCCCATGGCTTTGTGAGTGTTTTTCCAGTAGCTTCTGGAATCAATGGACAGCTCGGTTTTTAGTTTGACATTCATCTTAACTAACTTATCTAACTCATTTAGTTTATCACGGACTTCTCTCATTGACTGACCAATTTTTTGTTTAGCACTCATCGATTCATCATTTCTGTAATCATGATACTTTCCCTCTCTTACTTTTGATTTGTGATTTTTCATGATACCAGCTAAAGTTGGAAGTGGATCACCGAATTTCCTGTTGGTAAATCCTGGAGTTTTTGATTCGTTTATAGACTCTTTTCTCAATTTTGGGTTCTTTGTGACATATAAACCAGTTCCACGAGTTGGTTCTTCGTGACCTTTCGTGTATCCAGCCTTTCCTTTTTTAGTACCCTTTTTATTACTACCACTGAAAGCGTGTGGTGTATTATAACTACCACCTACACTTGCAGTTGAATTTGCCTCATCTAATTCTTGTTTAATAAGTTCACGGACGAGTTTTCGTATTAGACTTTCCCTATTTAACGACATTTCTAAGTTCTCCAATAAGTGAATAATATCTCATTAGTGATACAACCTGCTTATCTCTAACAATTTTACCTTTTGTTAGAGTATCAGCTTGTGCTATAGATTCTTTTAACTTAATTTTAGTAATTTTATCAGTAATCTTTGGTAGTGATTTAGTCAAAATCTCTTTTACCTTTTTAACTTCACCGTTGATAAATTCTCTTAATGAATTTGTATTAGAAATGTTATTTACATATTCTTTTAATAGATTTCGTTGCATTGAATTAAGAGTTTTATATTTACCATTAAAATTATCCACCATTAACTGATAAGACAACAATCGTAAATCTGTATCTTCTTTTTTGAATTCAGCAAGAGTTTTATTGTCTGTATTTCTCGGTTTTGTTTTATTTCGTGTGATGTGTTCCATTATAGTAAATGTACTATTTACTTCATCTGCTGGATCAAATACCGGAGTAGTTTCTGCAAGAAATGACTTATATATTGAAGCATATACCTTGTAATTAGGTATTCTCACATTAAAAAAATCTTCTACTTTATAATTTTCTTTAATTTTCTTAATTAAATTATATTTTTCAGTTCGTAATTTTTTGTTCTGTAGTTTTTCCCTTGACTTTAAAACTACTTCAAGTAATTTTTCAGCTTTCCGTGGTGAATTATAATTTTCCTTTAATAAAACTTGATAGAGTTGATTCTCTTTACCTAACTCCGTTCCCTCATTGAAAAATTTCTTTAAAATTTCAACTGATTTGCTTTTCGCATTATCATTCATCACGTCTACTGTGATCTGACGAGATAGTAATTCGAAAAGTATCCCAGTATTCTTAATTTTACTATGACGTACTCTTTGACTCATAATTTAACTCCTAAATAAGTATATTTCTTCATCTATAAATATAAAAACTTCTAATAATCAATCATTTATTTCGTTACTTAACGATGATGATAATTCATTTTTATATTCTTCTTCTACATCACTAGCTTCAAATAAAATCTTCCTATCTTCTTTACCAATTTTACCTAAACTTTTCTTTAATGTATCGTAGTGTGCTAATGCGAGTCCATATTTCGGACTACCACTACTTGCCTTTCTTTTATCATGTGACCCTAATGGATCACGACCTCTGATACTCGAATCTTTACCATATTTTGGACCTTCTTTTGGACGACCACTTCCTGGCCAACCGTCGTCTGGCATTTCCATATCTAATTCTTTTCCGGTTCTCCCAAATGGACTACCACCACCTTGTTGATCTTGACCTGCCATAGCACCTTGAGTTCCAACTGCTTCCTCACTTTGAACTGGGTCATTTCCCTCTTGTTCTATCTGATCCCATCTGAATTTACGTTTTTGGTCTTTAATAATACCGAGTCTAACATTCTTCTTCTCTTCTTCTGTAAACTTGAAAATGTTATTGTAAATCCATTCTGTATCTGCTATTTTGGAGTCCATCATACTTGACGCAAGACTTTGTTTGTTGTTCCATAACTCTATCTTTTCTTCTTCGTATATTGTGGATGGGTTTGTAAGTTTCAATTCAAAATTGACTAGGTCAGCGTCAGTATAACCTTGTGCATATAAATGAACGATACCAATTTTAGTTAATTCACTTGTTACTATTCGTTGGAGTCGTTCTATTGTTCTTGCGAAACGAACATCTTCGGCTGCAAGAGTAGCTTTTCCACTTACGTTTTCATCATAACCAAGAAATGGTTTTGGGATTTTTAATGCTGCTAGGAGTTTATTTCTCAAATACTCTATATCGTCCACAGCTTCGTATGTAAGACCACTTAAAGTTTCTATTGACGTTCCACTATCGCCACCACGAACAGGGATAAAAAAGTCCTCTGTAAGATTTTGGATGTTGTATTTTAAATTGTAATCACCAGTTGCTGTATCCATAACTGGAGCTTTCTTCATTTTATTTGTAACTTTTTGCATGAAGTTATCAACTTCTGCAGGTGGGATGTTTCCAATGTCAAATTTGAAAATTCTCTTTTCTGGTGCTCTCATAATACGATGGATTAACATAGCGTCTTCCATAAGTGAAAGTTGTTTCCAGATTTTACGACCACCTTCAATCATACTTTTACCATAAGGTAGGAAATTTGAATCTGATAGTAATCTGAAATGTGCCATTTCATAATTTTCCAATTCTTTGTTGCCATTCATATTTGAACTATGTCTCGCGTCACCGTGCTCCACTACGAACTGTGTCATGTATGGATTATCTGGATCTTCACCCTCTATACGAGTAACATCATACGCTGAAAGTGGTACTATATTTGTAATGCCATATTTTTCCTTAATATCCAAATAAAGATAGAAGTCACCGTATTTGCACATATTACGAACCCATGGCCAGAGATTGAATTCTATATTCAAAACATCGTAATATAAATTATGTAATATATCATGAATATTTTCATTTTCAGATCTAATTTCTAACACTTTACCATATTCGGATCGTAACGTACTTTCATCAGCATAAATATCCAATGCACTTGACAGGATTGCGTCATTATCCATTTCTTCATAATCTTTGAATAATCCAAGACGTTGTGCTTGGAAACTAATTGCTTGAGCGTGTCCATATCCACCAGTTGTTAAATTGGTGTGTATTCTGGACCATCTGTCCACAAGACTGTTTCTTGTAGCGTTCTGAACTTGGTTTGTATCAGCAATTTTTAACTTTTTACCACCAGTGTGTCTAACGATCGCA